ATCATGGCCTGACCGTTGCGGTTCACACCACCCACGTTCAAACCACCGGGACGCATGTTCACGGTCATGGAGCCACCACCCAAGATGCCGTCATCATGCAGCAAGATCGGGGGATCGATGAGCTTGTGGACCGCACGGATGTCGGTTTTGGCCATCTCATTGAGCATCTTGATGTCTGGCAGGGCCGACATCGCTGGCGAACGTCCGTAGACCTCGTCAGGGGCAGTCACATAACGACTGATGGAGTATGGGAAGCTCGTGTAACCACCTTCTGGGGCCACCAACACGCGGTCTTGGACCGAAATGTAGTAGGACGCATAGGGCTTACCGCGTGCGTCGGCACGGGTAGGGTCAAAGTCTTCGCGCGGCGCAACCACATGAACGAACGAGAAGGTCTGGGTTTGACTCTTCGGTTCTTGAAGCGCTTTCATGATGCGCTCGGGCAGGTTCTTCTCACCCCATTGCTGTGCAGCTTGGCGTGCGGTGAACTTGAACTCACGGTAAACCGTGTCAATCATGCCCTGATGATTCTCGAGGAAGTAGGTATCGCGCAGGTTCACGCAGCGATAGCGCAGGCCCACGCCCGGCTGAAAATCGATGAACAGTGAACCAGTACCGAATGCGCCCACAGATGTCCAGCGTTCGCTGTTCTGACCAGCAAAGTTGGCTTTGGGTGAGTAGCGGCTGGAGTACAAGATGTTGTTGACCTTGTAGAACCAGTCCTGCACTTCGAAATTACTGTTGAGTGTCTCGTCAGTTGTGCGCAGGTTGTGCCACTTCTGTTGGCGCGGTGTGAGCATTGAGTCCATCACCGCAGCAAAGCGCTCAAGCGCGATCATTGGCTTGGAATCGAAGACCTTCTGTGTCTTTTTCTCACCATCAGTGCGTGCACCGAGGAAACCCATTTGACGCGGCAGCACACGCTCCGCGATCTCTTCCCAATGCGTTTCCCAATTAGAGCGACTGCCCTTGATTGATTGGTAACGCTGCAAAATTTGTTCTACATCAGCCATTATTCGACCCATCCTATAAAGCCAGCCGTGATTGTCGCAGCTTTGTCGCAAGTTGCCATGAATCCAGCAATGTGGCCAGCGTTGACAGGCAGTGGCACGTTGAGTGACAACGTGCTCGAGTTGTCTTGCAGGCTTAGACCTGCTTGAGTGTAGACCAGACCAGTTTCTTGTTGGTTCAGACCATCGATCTGACTCGAACAGAACTCAAGCAGGGTCGATGTCGCAGCACTACCGCTACTCGAGCCACCGTACATCGAGCTGACATACAACGTCTTGTTGCGCGGCACACGATAGAACGATGAGTGACTACAGCGTTGACCGGCAGCCATCTGAGCATATGTGTGTCCACCATTGGTCACTGTGATGTTGCCAGCGGCCACGCCACCATTGCCAGCAGTGGCCATGTGAACAGCGTAGACCCAGCGCACATCGGTGGCCAGCATCGCAACAGGTGTTGTACCGCTCAATGTCACCAACTCGAACGAGTAGTCAAGGTCACCGTTGAGGTACTCGACCACGACAGTGTGAACACCAGATCCGTTTTCTATATCGTTGGCGTTTGTGCTGACCAGCGACATCTGCACGCTCTGAGGGACGTGCAGCACTGTGCCGTCTTGTGTCTGCACCAGAGTGCGAGTGACCGCACCGGATGTTGTCAACTTACCGTAGACCGACACTGGGTAAGCGCCACGCACGTTGCCACGAGCAATCTCTTGCTCGTAGGTGCCGTACTTTGTGTACTGCTGCTTCCAGTGTGAGTCAGTCATGATTACTGACCGAGGAGCTTCTTAGTGCCAACACTCGATTCGCTAGTGGCAGTACCACCAGACAACTGAGTAGCAGCACGACCAGAGGCTGTGCGCTCACGCTTACGCTGCGCCTGAGCTGCGGCTTGGACGTTGGGTGTAGCTACAGATGGTGTTTCTGCTGCTGTGGGGGGTGTTGGCGCGGCCATTTGAGGCACGTCAGGTTGCTCAACACCGAGCAACTTACCAGCGAGGCCAGTGACAGCGCCTGTCACTTTAGCGATTGCGTTTCCCATGGAGATTCTCCAGTTAGATTATTGGGCAAATATATCATAGTCCATCGAAGCTGTGCGGCCCATCATGCCTGCCCGCTTACGAAGAATGTGCGAGTCACTGCGTGCGACAGGCTCCGCGAAGGTCAGTGCGAGTGCATCGCCATCGTCTGGCGAGGCAAGCCCGCGCTTCTTCATGGAGTCCTTGCTCTCGAGCTTAATCTGCCCCTTCAGGTGCACACCATACTCGGGTCCGGTCAAGTCGTCAACCAGTCCTTGGTCGTCATCGATGCAGCCGTAGGTCAGCCACTCGCGCATCTCGCCCCACATCTCAGCGCGTTTGTTCAGGTACTTCTCGGGGTCGTGGGCCTTTTCGCCTGACTGGACCTCAATCACGCGGTAGCCCAGCTGCTTCAGTCGGTCAACCACGCCGCCACCCACACCACCGCCGTCGACGAACACTGCGTCTGGGTTGTAGCGTTCGATGAGGGTCGCTGCCTCGGTGGCCAGCTCCATGGTGTTCTTGCCACGATACTTGAATTTCGGCATCGTGCGTGCGTCGCGCCCTCGGCGCATGCGGATCACGCTCTCGTCGTCGCCGAAGCGGGCCACGTCGATGCCCATGAGCAGCGGTGCGCCATCGTCGGGCTGGAGTTCACGCTCCACGGCGTCCTGCACGGTCTCGCGCCCGATGAACTGGTTCGATCCGGTGCGGGGGAACTGCCCCTTCACCTCGACACGGGTCACGTCGCTGTCTTCGCCGTACTTGTCTGCGATGCGCTGGTACACCTGACCGTCAACGCCCTCAACGGTACGCGAGTCGATGTATCTGGTCTCCCAGAACGCGCGGTCCTTGTGGAAGCACTCAAAGAACCGACCTGTGTTGCGGCGCGGGTTCGAGATGGCCAACCAAAGTCGCAGGGGTGCAAGGTCCGTAAAGAAGCCCTCGGTCACCTGCCAGATGGGGTCAGGAATACCGGACGCTTCGTCGAACTGGACCATCATGCCGATCTGGCTGTGTGCGCCGGCGAACGCGTCAGGGTTCTCTTCGGACCACGACTGTGCATCGGTGTAGTAATACTGGGTGTCCATCTTCAGCTGGTTCTCGATCAGCGTGGCGAACCACTTCGCTGGTCGCAGGCTCATGGAACTCTTCTCGAACCAGTGGCGGTTGATGCTCATGGTGTGCCACTTGCCCAACTCGGCCATGGTTCTGGAGCGCAGCTGTGTCTCGGTGTTGGCGGTCACGATGGTGGTGGCCCCGATCCAGCAGGACATGACCCACATGTCCAGCATGGCCAAAAACGCAGACTTACCGATCCCGCGACCAGACGAAATCGCCAAATAAATCGGTGAAGGCCCCAGCCCGATGCGCTGACGCTCGAGATCGAGCAGCATGTGCTCCCCGATGCGTTCAAACTCCACCTTCTGCCACGATCTAGGCCCCTTGAGCTTCTCGAGTGGTGTGCCCTTGACGCCCCAAGGGAACGCATAGAGCACAAAGCCCAGTGGGTCGTACTTAAACTGGAGCAGGTCTGTGATCAGCGCCTGCTCTTTGTTCGTGGGGCTGTGACTCATCGGACCATCCTAGCTTCTACATCTATCGTGCGTGCACTCTCCACGCGCTTTTGGGCATCAGCCATCGCTGCACCCATGTCAATCGTGACGTTCTGTTCGATTTGCTTCACATCGCCAAAGCGTTTGCGGTTCCACACGCCCAAGAGCCACTTGCGGGTGTTGATGCGCAGGGTTGACCGGGCCACGTCCTCGAGAGAGTCGCTGGCGTCGGCAATTTCCAGCATTTCGCTGGCAACCATCTCCGCGCCCATCTCTTGAGCCTCGTAGTACCGGCTTTTGCGGCCCTCGTCCTTGTGAATCCACCGAAGGAAGTGCTCGTACTCGGGTTGCCGGAAGTCCTCGGCCAAGATTTCTTTGAGCGGGACCCCGCAGGCGATGCGCACCAAAGCCACCTCGAACATATTTTCGAACATGGTCTGGTTTAGCTCTGCGATCACCTGCTTGTTGGAGCTGGGAGCTTGGAGCCAATCGGGGAGCTGGGTGTCTGTGGTCAATGCGAGTTGTGACATGGTCGAAATGTATCACAAATTTTTAAATTTTTCTGGAAGCAGTGTATCTAGGGGGCCATGTAGCCCTGAACCCAATGGGTTTTCATTTGTATTTTTATTCACGGGTGCTGGGGGACCACCCCAGACAATGCTCGCCGCCGGGCTTGGGGTCCCCCCACCCCTTGGCACGGTCCTTGCTTTGCCGGCCACCAGAAGGCGCGGCCACCCAGAACAAGGCCGCCGCACGGGATCAACGCCGCCCAGCTGCACGGCCACACCTGCCAAGCCTGCGGCCCTGATCCCCTGATCCCCTGATCCACGGCCACCCAGCACCACGGCCACCCAGCACCACGGCCACCCAGCACCACGGACCCAACGG